CCGGTACTGGTTATGTATATGATGGGTTGTGTTGTGATGGACAGGACTTAAGTTCATTTACAGGTGTAAGATTTAATTACACCATTATGCCTTGGAACACAGATTTAATAGACACAGGTGTAGGTAAGTTTTATACACAAGGTGATGAGACTTTCCAAAAGTATATGTGGGAAAACTTATCAGAGTATTACAACAGGAACACAAGTAATACATTTGACCTGACAATATACCCAATGGGTAACATAGATGTAAACTATGAACAGGTACAAATAAATAACCACGCAGTAACAGTAGCAGTGGTAGGAGATTTAAGTCAAGGTGAGTACGAACAATGGTTTTATAATCATCCGACAAGTGGAGCAATCTTTTGGAACAGTCAACAAGATGACCCAGTAGAGATAGCAAACGGAGAAAGCGTATGCAATGTAATACCAGACAGTCATATCAGTTGTTTATACTATCCACAAGTCTATGCTGACAATGTGTATAATCAACAATGTGCATTGGACCCTCTGTATGATTACGGATGTGATGGTTGGGACGATGCTTACATAGAAGAATATGTTGAAGAAGATGTGCCAGAAGCTTGGGAAGATAATGAAGAAGATATTGAAGCAGTATTTGTTTTGGAAGAGCCAGAGGTTTTCCAAATAATAGAGATAGAAGCATTAGATGATTACACTTTAATCTCTACTACATTAGAAGAAGCAATACCAGAAATGGAAGTATTGTTTGAAGAGATGGCACAAGAAGAACTGATAGAAGAATTAGAGGCAGAGTTAGAAGAGTTTTTAGAACCTGAACCAACTGAAGAGGAGCTTGATGAGCCTGAGCCAGAGCCAGAGAATGAATCGGTTGAGGATGATGAGCCAACAGAAGATGAGCCAGTTGAGGAACAGGAAGAAAGTATTGAAGAGCCTGAGCCAGAAGAAACAAAAGTTGAAGTTGTAGAGCAACCCGTATTAAAGAAGGTAGCTAAGAAAGCAAGTAAGAAAGATAAGATGCGTGAGATTATTAGTGATAAGTTAAAGAATCTTGCAACAGAGATGGGAGAAGCTGCATCATTAGAAGAGCAGCAGAAACTACAAAGTTTAATACTTGCACTCTTAAACTTTAATGCTGGATTTAATAGCTACAATACACAACTACTTATTGATGGTGTATTTTATAAAGATAAAGGAATATATTTAGACAAAGACATACCAGATAATCAAAGAGGTTTAAGGAATGGACTAGCTAATGAAATACTACATAACAAACTTATGGATTTACAATGGCAGAGATAGAATATCAAGGAGTTAAAGTAGGTGGTAGTAAGTTGCTTCTTGTTATACCATTATTAAGTATGATTGGTGGCGGTGCTTGGGCAGGGTTTGAATTGTACAATGAGTTTAGAGTTCTTAAAGCTACTGTTATGGAGTACCAGCCACCCGACATTACTGGTATACAACAAGACATAGCTGTTATAGAAGAAACTTTAGTAAGTGTAAGTGAGTCAGTTGAACAAGCTAAAGATTACACTAGGTCTATAAAGAATGATTTAAAAGATGACTTAGCTAGGCAGGAAGCTTTAATGGAACGATTAGAAGACAAAGTTAATAACTCACAAGATGAAATAGATGAAACTATTGATGTAGCTGGCGAGAGGTTTGATGCCAGAAGAGATGCTCTTTATTCTGATACAGATAGAAAGATTAAAGAGTTAGAAGAAAGGCTTGGTAGTAAGCTACAAAGAGCCTTAGATAACCCACTAGCAAACTAGGAGATTATATGCCATACGGAAAAGGAACATACGGAAGCAAAAGAGGTAGACCACCTATGAAAAAAACTGCTAAAAGAAAAGCACCAATGAGGAAAGGTAAGAAGTAATGGCTGATTCAAGGCTTAAAAAGGCAGGAGTATCTGGGTATAACAAGCCTAAGCGTACTCCTAACCATAAAACTAAGAGTCATGTAGTAGTAGCTAAGTCAGGTGGAAAAATAAAAACTATTAGATATGGACAGCAAGGCGTATCTGGAGCTGGTAGTAGTCCTAAAACAGCAGCACAGAAAGCTAGGCGTAAGTCTTTTAAAGCTAGACATGCTAAAAATATAGCCAAAGGTCCAATGAGTGCTGCTTACTGGGCAAATAAGAGTAAGTGGTAATGGAAGATAAAAGAGTACAGCTACAATTAGACAAACATTCTTCACAGATAGCTAAACTCTTTAGTAAGATTGATGACACTAATGCTAAGATACAAAAGATATTTAACATATTGAATCAAATTAGATACTTTATATATGGTGGATTTGCTTACTTTATAGCTTCTGAGGTAGGGATGTTTAATTTATTGAGGTTAGTAGCATGATAGGATTTTTAACTAATATAGCACCAATAGCTTTAGGCTTTGTTGCTAAGTTGTTTGCTTTAAAAAGCCAAGCAGCGCAAGAACAACAGAAGCTAATGATACAATCACTACAAGTCCGTAATGATTCTATTAATATGGCTAGAGATAGAGCAGATAAAGAAAGTCCAGTAGCTGCTATGAATAGAAGAATTATTATTCTAGTTATACTAGCTTTAATAATCTTTACACAGATAGCTCCTGTGTTTTTTAATGTACCTACAGTAATACCTACTGTAATTGAAGGAGCTAGTTTACTAGGTATACAGCTAACGCCTGATACAATAGACTATGTAACTGTACAAGCAGGTGCTGTATTAAAGTTTGATGAAGTATTCCAATGGGCAACGATGATAATAGAGTTCTACTTCGGTGCGCAATTAGCTAAGGGGAAATAAATGACATTTAGAGAAGTAATAAACGAAGTACTAATAAGGTTAAGAGAAACTCCTATTACTTCTGATTGGAGTGGAGCTATTAATGATAGCACTACAGTATCTGATTACTATAAAGTTATAGGTGCTTTAGTTAATGACTCTAAAAGAAGTATAGAGTCTTACCATGATTGGCAAATACTTAGAGAAACTGTGGATATATCTACAGTAGCTGGTACTAAAAACTATAACTTAAGTTCTGGACAAGAGTTTAAGATACTAGATGTAGTTAATAATGCTACAGGTAATGAGCTAGTACAAGTAAGCAGAGCTTACCTTAATAGAGAAAGATACCCTACAGCTTCTACAGGCGAGCCTCATTACTATGGCTTTAATGGAGCAGATAGCTCTAATAATCTTAAAGTAGATTTATCACCTACTCCTAGTAAAGCAGAAACTATTTCTTTTGATATGGTTAAGTATCAAGATGTTTTAACATTAGCTGCTACTACAGTAAAGATACCTACAAAGCCTTTAATACTAGGAGCTTATGCTAGAGCTTTATCAGAGCGTGGTGAAGATGGAGGAACACAATCATCTATAGCTGCTACAGAAGCAGGTAATGCTATTAGTCAAGCCATTATGATGGATAGTGGTAATACTCAATTTGAGTCTGATTGGTTTATGGGGAATATGCACTAATGGCTAAACAACTAGCTTTTCAACCTTTAACTAACTTAGGTGTTAATGGGTTAAATACTCAATATAACGCAGCTACTTTAGACCCTTCTTTTCTTACATCTGCTGACAATGTAATGATTAGAGAATCTGGTAGAATATCTTTTAGAAAAGGTTTTAAACAAAAAGTAGTTCCTGCTGGCACAGCTATAGGTTCTATGGTGGAGCATAATGATTCTGGTACTAATAAAATATTTGCTAGTCACGGTACTTCTATTTACACAGTTGACTTTTCATCTCCTGATGCTGCTTTTCCTAGTAGTGGTGCTGATGTTAAGCATACCGTTGCTAACAGTACAGGCAATTGGCAATTTATAAACTTTAATGAAAGACTACATTGTTTTCATTCGGGTATAGTACCTCAAAGATATGATGGTGCTTTAAGTGCTGGCTCTAAATGGGCAGCTTTTAACAACAGTACTAAACCTTCAGGTGTAACTACATTTGACCCTAGTTGTGGTATGGGTTTTTATGGTAGAATGTTCGTAGGAGGAGTAACTGAAAATAAAGCTGTTATGTATTACTCTGCTTTACTAGATGGAGATGATTATACAGGTACAGGTTCAGGTTTATTAGATTTAAAGAAAGTTTGGGACAATGATGAAATAGTAAACATAGCTCCTTTCTTTGGACAGTTGGTTATATTTGGTAAAAACAATATAGCTATATATGATACTCCTGATGATGTAGCTAATATGTCATTAAATGAAGTTATTAGTGGTGTAGGTTTAGTTAATAGAGATTCAGTACAAGCAGTAGGAGATGATTTAGTATTTTTATCAGCTACAGGATTGCGCTCTCTTATGCGTACTACTGAAAAAGATAAAGTACCTTTAACTGACTATAGTATAAACATTAAAGACACTTTAATAAGGAACATAGGTGTTAGCTCTAATGTAAAGTCAGTTTATTTAGAAGGAGAAGGTGTTTATATCTTAAGTTTTGTAGACAGTAACATAACTTATGTGTTTGATTTTAAACAGTTTACACCTAATACAGCACCTCGAATAACAACTTGGTCGTTTACTGGTGATAGAGAACCTGCTAGTATGATTGATACTGAGTTGTATAGTGGTTTGTTAATAGGACAGAAAGATGGGAGCATTGCAGGTTATGAAGGTTATTTTGATGTGGATTTGGCGTGGGTTAGTTCAGCAGCCAGCTATACTAATGCTGCTATTACTGCTGATGTGTCTTCTATATGGATACCGTTAGGAGAAGGCGTAACTTCTGCTATTCTTAAAAGACTAAGAATGGTATTACAAGGTGGTTCTGGAGCAGTTTTAGGTGTAAAGTGGTATAAAGATTATAGTATTAATCCTTCTGCTATAACTCAAATAAGTTTAAATCCTGTTACAACAGGTACTATAGCTTTATATGGAGCTGCTTCTTCTTTGTATGGAGCTGCAAAGTATACACCTATATATGGATTACAAGAATATCAGACTGCTTTAACAGGTAGTGCTAAACATCTTAAATTAAATTTAAGTATTGTAAGCAATGGCTATGATACTTCTATTCAAGATTTATCAATTATATCTTTACAAGGGAAAATACGATGAGTGATTATACATTAGCAGTAAATTGGAGCGGTAAGGATGCTTTGTCTGATAGTGATGCTGGCAAAGTAATATCTGGAGCTGACTTTAATACTGAATTTACAACAGTAAGAACAGCAGTTAATTCTAAACAAGATGTTAACGGAGATGCCGGAGAAGATTTTGCTATGAACAATGGTACAGTAGCAGGTACTTTAACTATTACTGGTGTTCCAACTGGACCTACACAATCAGCAGGTAACAGTACTACTAGATTAGCTACTACAGCATTTGTACAAGGTGAGAAAGCAAGTCCAACATTTACTGGTACTCCTGCTGCACCAACAGCAGCTACTACTACAAATACAACACAGATAGCTACAACAGCTTTTGTTCAAGCAAATACACCTGCTGCCTCACAAACAGTATTAGGTATGGCTAAGATTTGGACATCTGGTGGTGACTTATATATAGCTACATCATAATGACAACAGAACAAATATCTAGTTGTTATGAAGGATTGTGTAAAGTTGTTGACAACATTAACGCAGGTAAGCCAGATAATATGGTACAAGCTAGTTGGGATATACACAAATCAATTAATATAGAATGGTTAAAAGGAATTGTAACTGCTGATTTTTGGACAGATGAAGATTTAACAGCAGCAAATAGTTTAATAGGATAAGTATGGCAGGAGATATTTACTTTAATGGAAGTGTTTTAACAGGACAACACGATGTCAAGTTAAACGGTACTGATATGGATAATGTGTATCTTAACGGTACTAAAATATGGACTAGACATCCCTATCCAATAGGAACAGATATATTTACTGTTAGTTTTGGAGCAGGTGGTAACTGTGATAGTTTTATTAGTTCTACCTATTCTACATATCCATTAGCTTTTGCTTCACAACCAGCTTATACATCTGGAAGTAGTGGTTCATTAGACAAAACTTGTGGATTTACTCTAGCAGATGGATTTTATGTTTCATATTACAATCAAGATGAGTTGGGAACAGATTCAGATGGTGTAGGAGCAAGTAATACAGGTGGTGTTTATTCAATATACATTGGTGGAACAGTATCAGGTTTAACTAGAAGTTCTGGAGGTGGCTCATTAAGTGTAGCTGGTTCTGGAAATAACGGACACTCATTTAAAGTAACATACTCAGGACAATAGGAGAAAGAAATGTCAGCATTTAATTTAATCGCAGGAGCTATAAGCGCAGCTTTAGGAGCTAAAGGAGCCTCTAAGTCAGCAGCAGAAAATCAAGCAGGTCAAGAATCAGCAGCTAAATATGCAATAGAAGGCGCTTATCCTTACGATGTAGCCGGCTCTTTAGGAGGAGCTAAGTTTGACAAAGATGGAAAAGTAATAGGCTTAGGTTTATCAGACCCTTTTGACAAACAACAAAAAGGTTTTCTAACTTCTGCTGAAGCTAATAGAGGTTACTTACAAGGTATAGAAGCTGACCCTTTAACAGCAGAAAATAGATACTATGACCAACAAATGGCTTTACTTGCTCCGGGGCAAGAAGCAGATAGAGAAGCTTTAGATGCTCAGCTAGTAGCTAGAGGAATGCTAGGCTCTACTGGTGGTATAGGACAAATGCAAGGATTAAGAGAATCACAAGGTACTACTAATCTACAAGTTAGGCAATCAGCTAGTGATAGAGTACAGGATATGATAGATAGATATAGAACTAGAGTATCAGAAGATGTGTCTTCAGCAGCTAATTTAGGGCAGTTACCTTTAGATTATGCTAAGCTAGGTATAGATACAGGTGGGATGTTAAGTAATGCAGCCATCATGGGTTCTAGGTATTTATCCGGAGCTGCTTTAACTAATGCTAATGCTACAGCAGGAAGATACGGTGGTTTTTCAAATGCTGTGAATCAATTTAAAAACTATGGTGGAGGCAGAGCTACTGGTTATAGCGATAGTGGGCAAAGAACATCGCAAGGTAGAGTAGTAAATAACTTTGAAGCCTCTGGCTCTATACTACGACCCGGTGGTCGCCACATTTAAAAGGAGAATAGATAATGGGAATGTTTGATTTTAACCCTAACGATGTAAGTGTAGCTACTTCAGAAGGCTACACAAGTGCGCCTATGCAGTTAGCCTTTTCAAGTGCAGGAATGTTAACTAAGAGTGTAGGTAAGATGATGGGTTTTAAAGACGAAGAGGATTTATTACAAGAAATATATGAGTCGTCTGACTTTACTACTGCTGAAGGAAGAAAAAAAGCTTTACAAAGAATAAGGGAAGTAGCTCCTGAAAAAGCAGCTGAGTTGCAAAAACAAATACTAGAAGCTGCCCAAACAGAAGCTAATATTGTACAAACAGAATTAGCTACAGAGAATGCTCAAGTAGAAGCTATGAAGAAACGCAAAGCTAGTATTTACATGAAAGACTTTCAAAGAGATGCTTCTAATGAAGGCTTGGCACTTAACATTCAATACTATTTACAAAGACATAACTTTGAATTTGATGCTGATAATCCACCTACTACTTTAGCTAAAGCTAGAGAAATTATAGCTAAGGCTAGAAAGAAACAAAAAGATGCTAAATCATTCCACAATGATTTAGATACATGGATTAGTACACAACAGGATTTATATGTAAACAAACGAGCTGCTCAAGATGCTGGTGTTATACAAACACCTAGTGCAGAAACTGAATCTTTTGATACTCCTGTGGTTACAGGTACTTCTACAGAAACTGAGAGTAACAATCCCCCACCTCCTAAAGATGAAACACCTAAAGGTTTTAATCCTGTAACTTCTCCTGCTGGACCTGATTTTAAAGGCATGCATAATGGCAAGATGGGTACTTGGAAATATAATTACACAGTATCTGCTGGTGGGCAAGGTGGTTCAGGTGGTTGGAAACATACTCCAGAACAAGTAGAAGAACAGTATCAAGGTTCTACTATAACTGTAGATGGGCAACAAATTACATCTGGTAATTTACCATCTTATTTTAACAACTTTATGTAAATGGCTTTACCTTTACAAACAATTGAAGAAAGAGAGGCGCAGGTAAGAGCAGAGCTTGCTATGTACCCTCCTATGAACCAGAAGTATAGTTACAACTCTGGATTTATAGGCGGACATCAAAGTATAGGCTCTTGGTTTACTTCAGGTTTAACTGGTTTATTGTTAAGTAAAGGAGCTAGTGATAACGAGCAAAGAAAATGGTATGTACAAAGAAATGGTATACAGTTTGGTAAGCAAGCTCTTGAAGACAGTATATTGGCTTATGAAGAATTAAGTAAATATAGAAAACTTACTGAAGAAGAACTTAAAGATTTAAAAGAAAGAAAAAGAAGAGATGCTTTAATGCAGAGAGACTTAGAGCATGTTTTTAATAAAGAAAGGGGAGATTTAGATGCTCCTATGGATTCTAAAAATCAAAGTTTTAATGACAGATGGGGAGTAAATACAGAAGATGAAGGTGAAATACTAAAACTTTTAAAGACATTAGCTAATAACCCAGCTTATGCCGGAGGTGTATTTACTGCCGAGATATTAAAAGACTTACCTTTAAGTGTACTTGCGTGGTTAGGACTTACAGCTAAAGGAGCTGCTGGAGCTAACTCTATATCTCAAGCGCTTAATAAATTAAACAATATACAGCCTGCTGCTCTTAGAGGATTAGCTAAGATGGGTACAGGTGTAGGAACAGGTGGCGCAGCAGGAGCTGGTTATGAGGCTTTATATACAAAACTAGACCAAGGAGATGTAAAAGGTAAGAATGTCAAAGCAGGAGCTGCCTTTGGCTCTGCATTTGGTGTATTAGCAGGACTAGGTGTAATGGCTAGGACTAGTAAAGGCTCGCCTAAAGCTAAAGAAAATACATCTACAGATAAAGCAGAGTTAAAAGAGTTACAGAAACAAGTAATACCTCCTAGGGCAGCAGGCACTATAAAGAAAAATGTACAAGAGTTAAAAGATAATCCTGATAGAGTTTTTCCTGACATAAGAGAAGGTAGAGATTACAGAAGTGTAGATATTAGTCGTGCGCCGGGAAGAAAAATAGCTGATGATAATGGTTGGGGAGTTAAAGGAGGAGCATTAGCAGGGTTTAGAGGTATTCAAACTATAGATGCTACAGATGGAGGATTACCTTGGCTTGTAAAAGATGAAGTACAGCTAGCAGAAACTTTTAGAACAATAGATGGAGATGTAAACTATAAAGATATATCTCCTATGGAAAGCTGGTACTTACAAGACTTTAATAGCTGGCAAGTATTTATGCTAGCTAGAGAAAAAGGTAAGATTAAAGTAGCTAAAACGCAAACAGAGTTTCCAGATGCACAGACAAGAGATGCTTTCTTAAGTGATGAAGCTACTGCTGAAGTTCGTAACAGCATGATTATCAAAGAAAGAGAAAAGATGTCTAACAGTGATGTTGATGTGGAAAAAGTAAAAGCAGAAATAGCAGCCAACACACAAGCACCTGAAGAAATAGATATAAACACTACACCTAGTTACGCAGAAAGAGTAACAGGATTCTTTGATAGAAAGCCTAACATGTTACCTGTAGCAGCAGGAGGAGCAGCTATAGCAGGTTATGCGTTAGGAGATAAAGAAGAAGGAGAACCTTTTCAACAAGCACTAGCAGCAGGATTAGCAGTAGGACTAGGACCTAAAGCATATAAAGCATTAAAAGGTAAGTCTTTAAATGTAATAAGTATGCGTATTAAAAAGCAAGTGTCAGAGAATTTAGAAATATCTAGTGAGGTAGCTAAAGCTTGGGAAGCCGAAGCTCAGCGTATTTTAGATAATGCTAAAGATTTAACTGAGTTGCAATTTGGTGATATTGTAGACGCTATAGAAAGCAATCGTAAAGTTGGAGATGATGCTTTAGATAAAATAAAAGATGACATACAAAAGCTTTTAACAATTATAGGTAAAGAGGCAGAAAGAGCAGGCATAATTAAAAATGCTGACGAAGTAACTAAGTTAAACATAAAAGGGATGTACAAAACAGGCGAGATAGGTCCATTTCTAAACAATTACTTTCCTCATTTGTTTGAAAGAGTAGGACAATTAACACCTGATGACTTAGTTAAGATATACGGAAAGCTTAGAGATAGGTCAGACATAGACAGAAGTATTAGAGGCACTCGTCAAGAAATACTTAAAATGCAGAAAGAAACAGATGCTAATGGTAAGCCTTTAATTGACCCTAGTTTAAGATTACTAGACCCTAAAGATACTTTAAGTGTTTACATACAAGCTATGTCTAGAACTATTATAGGTAAGAATGCTCTTAATAGTATGCGAGGATTAAGTTTAGGAATACCTGAAGGTGGTAAAGGTATGTCAATGCCTGCTTTATTAACTTTAGATGAACTAGAGGCTTTAAAGAAAGATAAAACATTTAGTAAGCAAGAAGGGTTACATTACTTAGAGTTTGAACATCCTGCTTTAAAAGGTTACGCAGCACATACTAATATACATCATGTACTAAATGATTTCTTTGCAATATCACATAGAGGAAATGTAGGAGATATGGCAGAAAAAGTACTTAGGCTTAACAATGGACTTAAGCGTGTATTTGTATTTGGTTCTTTGTTTCACGCTCAAGCTTTGTTTATGTCCGGTGTTTATTCTTTAGGTATAAGCGGTGCTGTTAAGGGAATGTTTGGTAAAGGAGCCTTAAATAAAAACATTGGCTGGGAGCAGATGCAATTAGGCAGTACAGATTTTGCTGATTTAGCACAGGAGGCTTTACTTGATGGACTTCAGATTGTTAATATTAAAAAACAAGAGCTAACTAATCCCGGTCAAGAGTTTCTTAGACCTAAAGTAAAGTATATGGCTGATAGAGCTGGACCTGCTGGTAAGTATATGATAGGTGCTTTTGATAAAATAGATACTATTACATGGGAATATTTACATGATAGATTTAAGCTAGCTGTTTACTTAAAGCAGAAACAAAAGCTTATTGATGCTGGTGTTAATCCTAAGTACTCAGGTACAAGAGCTGCTGAATTTGCTAACGATGCCTTTGGTTCTTTAGATTGGAATAATTTTACTACTAGACTATATGATTACGCAGCTAAGAATCCTGATAAAATAAGAGGTAAGATAGCTAACAGAGCAGCACAGTTAATACCTATTAACAAAAGAAGGTGGTTAAACTTAGGACTTTTTGCACCTGACTGGACTATATCTAACATTAGAATTGTAGCTAAAACCTTTACTGGATTACCTAAGGTTACTGATGCTATGGTTAAAAGATTCCATAAAGGTAATTGGGAAGGTATGAAAGAGTCGCAAGACTTTGTTAAAGCATGGAACATGTATGCTGCTTATTCAGCTAGAGCTGGATTGTATACTTCAGCTTTATGGTGGGCAATGACTGAAGCTTTCTCTAGTGAAGACCCAAGTTATGAAGGCTTATGGGATTTTTGGACTGGAGAAAATAGTGGTAAGCTAGACTTAGGAGATGGTGAAAGTATGGTTATCTCTAAGCAGATTGCTGAGCCTATACATTGGCTTCAACATCCTACACATACTTTTATGAACAAGACAAGTGTCGTACCAAAAACAGCTTTAGAAGCTATGTTTAATAAACAATGGTTTTCACTTAAGAAAGGTATGCCACTTGGTCCTAGACTAGTAGAAGAAGATGGCACACAGCATTATGCTAAATGGATACTAGGTAAAACAATACCTATTGTAGGTAAGTCTGTACTAGATGAAGATTTAACTTGGACAGAAAGATTTGAAAGAACATTCACGGGTTTCTTTGGATTCCCTCAATATGGCGACCCAGAAGATTTATAACAGGAGAAAAACATGGCAGTAAGAATACCATCACAATCAGAAATTGAACAGTTTATGTATAACATAGACGAGTTAGAAGGCTACAGTTATGCTGAATGGCTTGACTATATGGAGGAAGCATATCCTGAAGTAGATGCTCCTGAATTGTATAATAGCCAAGGAGAGAATATAGTTACAGGATACAGAGACATTCGAGGTAAATTTATAGCAGGTGAAAAACCTGTTATAGATGACGATGTAATGGCTATGATACAAGATTCAGTAAATAATCGCTCTAGTGAATTAGATATAATGAATGCTAATATAGCAGCTTCAGCAGCGGAGTTAGATGCTTTACCTTTAACTCAAGCTGAAAAATCAGCAGCCTTTATGGAAAGACTTAGAGAGCAAAAACTAGCTGAAGATTTACAAGAAGAAGAATCACTTAGCAGAAGAGTATCAGAAGGTATGGGAGATAGCCTAGCTGAACTTGTAGCTAAAGGTCAACAGATTTCAAAAGACTACGCTTACGAACCTCTTCCTGCTACTGGTAGAGTAGTAGATAATCGTATGGCTAAAAGTAATTTAGGTGAGCAAGGTATGCTGCTTAATTTAACTGATGAAGAACAAGAGATTTATGACGCAGACTTACCTTTAAGACAAGAATTAATTCCCGGTGATACTATTATTGAAGACATGGTTGCTTCAGCAGCAGAGTCTATGGACTTACCACCTTGGGCAATGGCTGTAGCAGGAGCAGTAGCTACAAAAGGAAAGTCATTAACTAAAAAGAAATCTACAGTTAAAGAAAAGAAACAAGATGATTTGTTTAAACAAGATGGTATGGTTACTAAAACTAAACCTGCTGTTAAAGCTAAAACAGCTAGTACTGTAGCTAAAAAGTCAGAACCTGGACCTAATACTGTAGAAGGTATGATAGCAGCACAAACAGCTAAAAATGCTGCAAAAGCAGGAAACTCTAAGAAAGTTGAAACAGTTATAGCTAGAGGTAATAAACCTGAAGGTAAAGGATTTAAAAGAATAGACGCTGAAGATGTAGCTAAAGTAAAAGCTGCTACAGGCGCTGCTGCTGTTACTGCACCTAGTGCTTATGTAGCTAATAGAATGCTAGGTGGTGATAGAGCTTCTGATGGTAGTTTAAAAACATCATCTGTACAATTAGATAGTACAAAAGGAACAGGTGGTGTAGAACCTATAGAGACTTCACCTTCTGCTAAAGTAGCTACAGATTCTGCTGAAGTAGCTACAGAGTCTTTTTATAAAGATATGCCTCCTGCTGAAAAAGCTTTAGATAATAGAACTTTAGATAAAGGTGCTGTTGTTAATTTAAAACCGGGATGGAAGCAAGCTGAAAATGGTAATTACTTTAGTGCTGATTTTGAAGATGAACATTGGAATACAGCTTCTGGGGTTAGAGAAGCTATAGGTATATGGGGTAGACCAATAGGAACTAGGTCTTCAGGTCCAACTACTGCTTCATTTGGTAAACAAAGTCCAGCACAAGCTAGACAACAATTAGCTAAATGGGGTGCGTAGTAAACGGTGACATTGGTGGGCGAGGTGGATGTCTTTCTTCTTCCTTGTCCTTCATAGTTTACACACTCCATCTTCACAATCATCTGGACCTGTAGTTATTATGTATTCATCTGACCTACCTGCTGTAGTAGTGGTAGGTAATCTTCCTAAGTTAGCACATGTGAATTGATGAAGCAGGTTATCATCATCTCGTAGTTCACATCTTTTAGCATATATATTGTAGGCATCTTCAAACTTTAAACTTAATACTTTCGCTCTCTCTGCGTAATCTTCTGCTAATCTTCTTATAATCTCTTGCCTACCTGCTTGTGTCATAACTCATCTCCATTTAATTCGATAACTACATAGCTATCTTCCATATCATCATCACCAAAACTCGTGGTGAATCCTCTAACATAGTCATAACTATCATCGGCTATCACTTCATGCTCTACCAGCGCGTCCATTAGGAACTTGTGTACAGGAAATGTATAGTTATCTATGTCTTTCTTTCTTTTTCCTTTAAAGAATAGAATGTACTTAGGTGTGAGGTTCTTAAACTTAGGTAGAACCTTTACCCACTCTTCTACTTCTTTGTGATAATCTTGCTTTACCTTATTCAGACTAAGGTAGTGCATGTTTCTATAGATGTTCATACTAAAGAGATTAGTACGCTTCTTTTCTCCCCTGCCTTTACTATAGGTTGGCAGCTTTATGATGGCTTTATATACCATACCTTCCCTCGCTATTAGTTACAGTTAAAGTACGCTGTAACCCCCTCTCATGCTCCTGTAAAAGGGGTTCTCATGAAAAGAACCCCAGACTTATCTCACTAACCTACCCAACCAAGCACTAAGGCTACGATTACTATACCTAAAAATACTGTAAGTGATTTGTTAGCCAGTACTTGCTCTATCATTTCTTTCATATCTACTCCTTGTCAAAGTAATTATAAACTTCAGCTACCTTCGGGTAATTAACTACATCGACTAAGAACCTAGGTCCAGTTGAATAAGCAAACACCTTCATGTTAGGAAAACAATGTTGTTTAAACACACAGTAGCTGCACTCCATAGCAAGCTTTGTGTTGCCTGACTTACCATCAGGTACTAACTCATAGCATTGCTCTGGTCTTTCCTCTCTCTCCACTACTTCTTTGAGATGTTCTATCTGTACTTCAATAGGTTCATCATGCTCAAAGTTTTCAAAGTGGGTACACAAGTGACCGTTGGTTTTATCTATTACTAACCAACCTCCATCTTGTACACCGAGAGAAGCAGCATAACCACGCAGTTGGTCTATGTAACCAAACGGGTCATCCCATCGTAAGCCTCCTTCTTTGAATTTCTTAAAGCCGAAGGGTGCTGCTGTTTTAACATCAATTAGTTTACCATCAATAACACAGTCCATGCTACCTTTTATTCCAGAAACTTCTGCTTCGGCTTGTTGGTGTGTGACTTCATGTCCAGCTAGTTTAACAAGAGCTAGTACTAACTCTTCTGTAGCGTGTCCATATAGAAACTTCATAAGAGTACTAGGTTTCATCTGCTCTTGAGACATACCTTTGTGTACATACCATAGGAATCTTTCCTTCCTACCTATGTTAGACATCCGTAAGGTACGCTTGTCTTTTCTTACCTTGAGTACATTATCTCTAAGCAGCGACTTCATAGATTCTCCGAAGTCTTCTATTACTTTATCTACATCTACATGACTATCTGCTTTACTAGAAGACAGTACTCCATACACATCTTCTACTAGTGTGTTTATATTCTTCATTGGTTCTCCTCCAAGAGTGGCATATCCATTTGTAGCTCTATTAGTTTATCTATATACCAACGAGCCTTCCTCAAATCTTGTATCCCTGACTTATCTTTATACCTACATGTATATTTAATAATGTTGCCTTCTATAAAACTAAGCTTCTGGTCTTCGATGAAATCAGTAACTTGTATTTTACCCTTGTTGTAGTACTTAGGATTAATATTATTCATCAGTGTGTTTCCCTCCATGTTGTTCCAATCTTGTAGTCACCATCCAAAGGACAGTTTAGTTTAAAGTCTTTACCTGCTCTGCGTACACAATTAACTGCCAAGTCACCGAAGAAAGCTGCTTGTTTCTCTGCTACTTCTACTTGTATCTCGTCATGTATCTGCCCTACTATCTTGTAATCTATCTTGTATACCTGACTAAAATGGTCAAGTAATACAACAGCGCGCTTCATAACGATAGCACCTGCTGATTGGAGGAGGGTATTCAATGCTGCGTGTAAGCTTCGCACATGTAATACCCGACCATCCAAACCTATAAGCGACCCACTATTAGCAGACGCAGTAATTCTAGTTCGTAGTTTCTTAAGAGCTGGTGTATTTTTAAGGAAGTCCGCCTTAAGTCGTTTACCATCCTTAGCTGTTCCTCCGACAACGCTCCCGATTTTGCTATCACCTGCTCCGTATAAGAACGCATAGATGAATGTCTTTGCTTTATCTCTAGTGTCAAGATTTGCAGCTCTTTGATTTGCTGTGTGTATGTCTCCATTAATCACCTCGTTGGTGTAGTCTTCATCGTTCATGTAGTGCGCAAGCATCCTGAGTTCTAAGCCTGACGCATCCATACCTACCAGCTTGTAGCCTTCTGATACTGTAAACAATTCTCTACAGTCTTCACCATAAGGTGAGTGACTAGCAGGTACTTGTGCTAGGTTAGGACTTGAGTGTGTCATCCTGCCTGTCACAGCACCACAGGTATTTACCTTACCGTGTATTCTACCCGTGTCATCTACTGCATCTATCCATGCGCTGACTAATCCTAGTCGCTTCTGTAACATTAGGTACTTAGCTATGAGTTTACCTTCAGGTATTTCTATAGCATCGAGTATAGTTTCTGATACGATAGCTGTGCCTAGTTCTGTAAACTCTTTAGGTGTCCAACCAAAGTGCTGTAGGTATCTAGCTATCTGTTGTCTACTGCCTAGGTTAAACTCAGGGTATGAGAAGTATCCCCAAGCATTGTGTTCTACATTATCTACTAACCCATCTAATTCATGATAATAGTGTGCGCCTTTTTCTAGCTGTGCTTGCGCACGCTTAGATATACTGCCATCTTTGTTGAACCATTTATCACCGGGATGGTTAAGTTCTATCCATACAGGTAGTGGTTTAAATACCTTGCGTACTTCATCTTCTGCTATGAACATCTCTTCTTTAATAGAAGCTAGAAGATGAGTAGCTTTGCGTAAGTCAAACTTCCAGCCATTCTGTGTTTGCTTATGAGTTATCTGTGCTACTTTATGTTCCATCTCTAGTGCTGGCTTAGACATCTGTTTGCTTGTGAGTAGCCTGTGTAATTTAACAAGGACATTAACATCCTGCTTACAGTACTCACCCATCTCATCTGTATAGGTAGACCAGTCATTGTAATCACCTTTGGGAAAGTTTAATCTAGTACCCCACGCAGCCAAGGAATGCCCTCCTTCCCTACTTGGGTTGTCCAGACGACTCATCACTAAGGTATCTTCTACATCACCCCACCATTCAAAGCCTAGGAGTTTATCTAGAACAGGTAAGTCATAGCCTATAATGTTATGACCTACTAATACTTCAGCATTAATCTCTACTAACCAAGCAGGGAAATACTTAACTCTATCAGGTGTCCAGAACTCAGACACATCTTGTCCAATTACTTTAGCAGCAATACAATGTATAAGCGTAGGGTCTAAGCCATTAGCTTCTATGTCAAATGCTACTTTCATTTCTTTTTCTTGGCAGCTCTTTCTGCTTTTCTTCTTGCTTGTCTAGTGGATAGGTGTAGCTTACGCTTGGCTCCTCTCCTTCTCTGTGTAATTGCCTGTGATTTCCTCATGACAGTAACTCCTCTAAGTCTACAACTACTTCAGTTATTCTACCTGTTTCGTTGTCATAATGTAGGTGTCCAGTTTCTCCTGTTTCACCTGTGTATCTGTTCTTAAGTACACGCAGCTTAGTTACATTACGCATCCAGTCATCCTCGTGCTGTTGGTTACGCTCTAGTGCTATGACTATATTAGATAGTTGTGCGATACCTTGACTACCACGCAAGTGTGTAAGTGATATCTCACCACCTTCTTCATGGGTAACACCTTGCTGTCTACTTAGATGAGAGATAACAAACAAACCTATGTTGGTTTCTACTACTACCTCACGGAGCTGTGTCATTAGCTGGTCTATACTTCTACGCTCATCTATCTTGGTATCACCTGACATGACTAGGTTTAGATGGTCCAGGATTATCCACTTGATGTTCTGTGCTTTAGCCATAAGCCTGATACGACTGACTATCTTTTCTACTGACAGCTCCTTGCCTTCATACAATGACAAAGCTTCTTCACCATCTTCTCGTTTGAATAGCTTATCAAATGCTGCGGTAGCTTCATGCTCTGGAAAGTTCTGCCTGACTTCATCTAGGTGATAAGGTGTAGACAATTCAATACCTACTAAGCCATCGATAGTACGCTCGGTAGTTTCTTCTAGATGTATGATGCCTACCTTGTCTTGTGTAGTACTAAGTAGGTGATGTTCTAACTCTCTGATAACAGATGACTTACCCATACCTGTACCTGATGTGATTGTAACTAACTCACCTTGTCTAAAGCCTTTGGTCTTTTGATTAAGACATACCCAAGGATAAGGTACTGACTGTACACTTGGTCTACTTATCCAGCTATCTTTTATTTCTGTTGCGCCTACTATATCACTAGGCATATAAGTCTTGGCTCGCCACCAACAGTTCTCTAAGTCTTTGACTAATCCTGCTTGTAGCATGTCGCTGACATCTTTGTAACCATCTGGATAAGACATTATCTTTATCTTATCTGGACTGAATATCTCTAGTGCTTTATCAATAGCTTCTTTACCTGCTTCATCTGCATCGAAAGCAAGTACTATCTTCTCAAAGGAATCAACAAACTCGAATGAATCTTTGAGTGACTTTACTACACTTTGCGCACCATTGCGTAGACTAACTGTCGCCCACTTGCCATTGAACACCTCGGCTAGTGACATACAATCTATCTCACCTTCTGTAATAGTTAGGTACTTACCTCCTGCATCCCATAAGCATTCACCAAACAAACCTACATCTTTAAAGCTGCCTGTTATATGAAAGCCTTTAGTAGCTACATCTCTTGTCTTCCAAGCTGCAATCCTACATGACTTATCTGTGAATGGGTAGTGGTGTTTGATTACCTGACCGTTAGTTCCGTACTCTACCTTGACTTTGTACTTGGTAGCTATTTCTTTGGATATCTTCCTGTCGGTTATAGCTGCGTGTACACCTTCGCTGACTGCTTCTGCGTTCTTCTTGAACCTTGGTTTGTAGCTGGGTGTGCTTTGGTTGTTGTCTGGAAATACATGGTGTGAACAGGCGTAGCAGTGTGCTGCTCCATCTTGGTATACTACTAGGTTGTCACCTTTAGTATCACCACCTGCTTCTCTGCATTTTGGACAAGCTTCTCTATGGTCTTCCATTATCCTCCTCCGATAATTATAAGTGGTTACTTAGGGTAACCAATCCCACATACTTTGAGGAGGAGGGAGGCTGGGCATGTGAGCCAGCTACCTCTTCTCCTTTAGTTATACTGGACTTGTATCAAAGAACTGGTCATCAGCTTCTTTCTGTCCTTCGTATCCTTGACCCATTTCTAATAGCAACACACGCTTAGCATATGGAACCATGCCTGCTGTTGGATGCTCTTTAGTTGTGAACTCTACTCTAACTGTAGAGCCACTAGGTATTTCATCATGCCAACGCTCGTTCTTACCTGTAAAAACAGGTATGTCATAACGACTAGTGAACTTTCTGATTGGCTCTCCCTCGTACTCCTTTACTTTGACTCCAGCTTTATCAAGCATGTCTGCGTTGAATGTATCCAGAGTTATCTGTAAAGAATACTTATCAGTTGACTGCCCTTGATAGGTATCAAACTGAGTAAGTGATGTGTTAAAAATAGTGGTTCCTTGTACTAACATATTATCTCCTATGTCTTATTGGTAATTAAACTGCCATTCTAGATTGGCTACACAATCAGCGTAACCAATCAGGTATATCTCTTTGTTAGCAGCTTCTGCTTTATTATGTAAGGTAAACTTTCTTATGGGTCTATCGTGTTTACAGTCAAGCCAGCCTTGCTTATAATACTTAGGCTTGTCACTTAAATACTCAGACTCATCCTCCATGTTTACCATACCATAATCTGTCATTAGTTTATTGTATGCTTACTATCAAACACTCCATCTACAAAGTTCATACCACCTTTTATTTCACTAAAGGGTAGCTGTTCTAAAGCTATAGACAGTAATCGTTCTGTTGAAAAACCTTCTACTTTATCGTAAGCATCCTCAACTGTCTTACTAGGTACACTTAATATAATATCCATGTTGACTATTACATCGTGCATCTTTTTTCTTTCCATTTAACACTCCTATTTTAACATAGTATTTAACTATTAAACTACCACTTACCAAACAAAAGTTTAAATAACTTAGGAGGCATGTCGCCATAAGTTTCTTCAAAGGCAGTTTTAACTGGTACTCTTGGTTTAGTATTGCCAGTTCTCATGCTTGGTTTAGATAGTTTCTTGTAGTCTCTAGTTTTCTTCAGACGTATCCATAAAGTTTTAGGGGATAAGCCAGTTAGTTCTGCTAGTTCTTTTAGTGTTACTATTCTACCATCATCAAGAGTGTAGTATTTTCTTTTATTATTCCAGTCATGTGTCTTTGACATCGTCCTTCCTTATGGTTTCCCTTGGTTCCCTAGGTTTAGGAATCATGTCAGGATTTTCTTTATGGTATCTTGCTACATCTTTAGCACGCATTGGCGCATCTAAAGGTATACCATTTTCCATACACCACAATACATATTCACCCATGTAACTCATACTAATCTCCTTTTAATTGTACATACAAATGAGGGTTAAGCTGCTCTGTTTCTTTTACTATGTTTGCTGCTACTTGTCTATCGAACAGATACTCAGACTCATCAGCTAAAGCACAAGCTTCTTCCCATAATTCAGGTGTCATTCTTCCATCACCGTTCACAGCTTCTGAGTCACACCAACCAATCATTAGATTGTCAGTTGGTTTATACCACTTCTCATTTTGTAGCTGTTTAATTACATCTTTGACTAACATACTAATCTCCTATGGTTCGTGAATAACCATATCTTTCTCATAGAAATTATCTACTAGTTTGAAAGATACTTCATCATCTATGCTACTATGTTTATGTTCACATAAAGGACATACATGAAACTCTTCTTGCTCTTCAGCATCGTAAGATTCATCTACAATTTCAGCACACATTCGTTCTTCTTTTTGATAGTCGCCTCGCCACTCTCTTGCTTTTGCTATTGCTTCAGCATCAGCTTCATCCTTAGCTTCTATCTCATCGTCAAACTCGAATGTCTTTTCTACTTTTATCTTTACATAGTAGGTATTCATGCTGCTAACCTTATGTTCTCTAGCATTGGTAATACTTTCCTTACCTTCTGCTCTCTAGTAATGATAGTAGCTGCTTGATTAGCTTTGTTTCTAAACTCAGCGTGACTACTCCAGTCAGTCAATGTATTGTACAACGCCCACAAGTTAGCACCCATGTCATCTTGGTACTTAGCATAGATGTTATGTAGGTATTCACCTAGCACCTTGCTCTCGCCAGCTAAGTTAATGAACACATTATTAACCTGCAACTCATTGACTGGTATATTAGGATACTGCTTCCAGTACTCTGCGTTCTCTGTGTAAGTACCTAAGCTCATCCTAAGTTTGTTGACTGCAACCTCTGGTTCTAGACTCTTGGTATGCTTACCATAGAAACTAGAAAAGAAATTACCTATCACTTGTCCATTTAAACAAGCAAGTCTAAGCGCACCTACTAGTGACATAAACTTCCAACTGCCATCGTAACTATTAAGAACAGAAATCTTTAGGTCCATTGGGTCATCCTTTCTAACTTCTATTCTATGAGCAGGGAAAGTATAGGTAACTACAGTTCGCGCACCTCCGTGTGACTGTTGTATATCTCTTGTCATCCCAGTCGTATCTAATCCACTAAGGTATATCGCACGCTCGTAGTCAGGGATTATGTCTGCGTTCTGTATGACATTGTATCCTCTACCTACAATAGAAAGTATATTACCTTCATCATCTACTACAGCTTTGTGTGTATGTATCTGCTGCTCGTACTCATGCTCTGTTATACGGTTAGTATTTATGTCATATGATTCCCAATCTATATCTTTAGTCTTGACATACAATGGTTCTGTATGTACTTTGATAAAGTCTTCTGCTGTTAATGCTCTGCCTTGTACATCTGTTAATGTATTAGCTACTTGTAATTGAGTAGCATAATCATCTGCTATTACTTCTAACATATCTATCTCCTATATTATTATTGTTTAGTGCCACCCACTCTACTTTCTAGGATGACATTCTCTACTACTGGGCATTCATCTATATAGTTTTCTACAGAGCAATGCCTAGTTACTTCACCGTGAGGTTCGCGTACTAACTTCTTGTAGTCACAATATTCACAGTCGTATCCTTCATCAAACACAGTATCGTATAGCTCTACAATCTGCGCTACTACTTGTTTACTCAGACTCATCTTTTAACCCCACTCGTTTAGATATCATCTCTACCATTTCATTTAAAGTCTTGATACACACAACAGTACTATCTATCTTATCGGATAAAGATAATAGCTTTACATCATGCTTGTTAGTAACAGTTACTAGTTCTAATATAGTTGCACGCAAGCCTTCAATGTCAGCTCTTTCTTGATTGTTCATATTAATCTCTTTATCTTTTTTTAATTGTATAACATCTTGGCGATGTCTTTTTACTAAGCTTTTTAATTCAGAATATACTTCATTTAATTCAAGAATATCTTTACGAATAGAACCTTCTTCACACCAATCACTACCAGTATAAGCACTAGATACTACTCTTTTTGCTACATCTTCAGCATCTGAATCATCATATAAATTTACTAATCCCATACTAATCTCCTCTATTAAAATAAGTGAGCAGTTTCTTTATACAATCACATACTCAGGTGACCTGTTGTAGCGCCTCGTAGTCTTGTTCCATTTCCCAAGGCAGTTACATGTATTGGCAGGTTCATTAACTACAAACTTCCCCTGCTATCCTCATCATAGATTATGTAAACTCATGGATGGTAGTTGGATATACTATATATACATGTGCCACAAGTAAGGTATATAACCTACGACAAAACCCCAGAAGAATCCATTGAATCTTTCTTTGTACTTAGGGTTAGTGTAATGTTCTATTTCATTGATAAAGACTTTATCTTTATCTCTTATGTTATATTTCATAAGCTTAGCTCCTTGAAGTCATTGTCTTGTTGCTTTGCCCAGTCAACAGGTACAATAGCACCATTTAATTTATACATATTTTCATCTATCTGCTCTGTATATAAGAACACATTGTCTTCATCATATACTCTGCAAACTAATTCACCCCACTCATTACGATGTACTTCGTTAGGTGGTATTGTTAATACTGACATAATAATCTCCTCTAAGTAAGTGAGTAGTTTAAGGAGAACACAGCTCTTGTTGAGGGTGTACGCATAGTCATACTCAGGACTATTGTTAAAATCCCAGACGAATCTCTTCTATTACAAGTTGCGAAAGCATTGTAAGTAAAAGAGAGATTGTTTTACGAACAATAAAAAAAGACAGACAGAAGTTAATCTGCCTGCCTTGATTGAGTTACTTAGTAACACTCATGTTTTCTAACAGAGCCTTAGCCTGTAACATTGCAGATGATGAATTAATATCTGCTGTTGCTGACTTCTTAACAGGTACTGTATACTCAACAGAGAATTGTTCTTTATGAATAGAGTAGAGTACAGTTCTTAAAGACTCCATTTCATTTTGAGATACTTGTAAGTTCTCAATGAAATCAACCTTGCGTTGTATTCTATCTTCTTGAACATCGCTACCTGTATAAGCAGATTCACTCATATCTCTTAACTCACTTACTTGTTTAGAGATATATTCTGCTTGAGATTTACATCTATTTTGAACAGACCAGCATAGAGTTTTAACAACAGCACCTAGAGATGAGTATTCCTCATTCTTCATGCCTTCTCTATCAGTCACGACATTATCTTTAGTGAAGTATTTATCAGTTAAGATTTTAGTTAGTTCCTTTTTCATTATCTTGCTCCTTGGTTTATTGTTATAAAAGTTTCTAGACATTTGTTATACAGACTATCTAACTCCTGCCTGCGTGCAGGCTTTGTTATAACCCTGCGTAATCTATCAATTGTCTTCATCTCTCTAGCTATAGAGATATTAATTGCTTTAAGTGTTATATCGTTATACTCCATTATGCGCTCCTATATTTATGTTCTAGTTTTTCTACTTCATCTAAAAGCAAAGCTTGAAATACAGAAGACATATTAACATTCTTATGTCCTCTTTCTTCCAAGTCATGATTTAGAAATTTCATGACATACTCAAGTCTATTGTACAAATGACTTGTACATCTAAATGTAACTGTTCTACTTTTCCTATCATTATTTATATATTTATTTAAGATTTTATCTTTCATTATTTACTCCATTATTATTAAAGAAGTCCATCGTAACTACTACGCTGAACAGGCTCTTTATTGCATAGGCTTGGAACAAGTGACGCTTGTCAAGGACTTTCGTGCTGTTCTAAAGTCCAAGCTCTTGACAAGGGCGTCATAGGATTGTCTTGAGCCATTCAAGCAATCCGTTACCTATGCGATAATAGGACAGTTCAGAGAGTAGTAGTATTAGGGAACAATCAGCACCTCACCGATAGTAGCAAACAACAAAGGTTTACTTAAAGTAACAACTGCCCTAAGCAGTTTTATTCTAGGGTTACTTCTGAGTAACACTAGAACCTTATCCAGCGCATTACGATAAACTATATACAACATCTATACAGCAACAATGTGAACGCATTAAATCTATGTGAGCCTAATACCTTGGTGTTTAGATTTATACAAGGAACATTGTTGCGCTTCTTGCGCTGGTTAGGCTTTATCCTTTGTGGCTTGCGTTGATAACATCAGAGTAATTACAATCTAACTATAGAGAGAGGCTTGTTATGAATTATTTATTGTATACACATGTTATAGTCACTATCACACTCTCTTTTACATCAACTTCAGAGGATAACAGTTAAACTTGGGTACAACATCAGTTTACTACAGTTCTCTAAACACCCGTAGGGGGAGCCTAACAGTAATGTCAGTCTAATAAATAAACAATCACCTCTAGATGAGAGTCGATTTCGGCATCATAAGTAATACTTATTAATACTATAGAAAATAGAAGTAATTATTAGTTTACAAAGCAGTAAAAGTATGCTAAACTCTTACAAGTTTGTTACTTAAGTTACATACGCGAGCCTAGTACAATCTAAAACAAGCAGCAGGTAGTTATTCAGATTCTTTTACTTAAATACTAACATGCGTGTAACCTAAGTATGCTATACTTCAGTTTTTCCTTAATGTATTAGGTTATGACTGAACACGACAAAAGAAGAAACAATAAAGGTAATCCTGCTTTGTATAAAGGTATGGCTCCTTTAAATCCTCAAGGCAGACCTAAGGGTAGTATGAACAAGTATACTATCTTGTCCAGAGAGCTGCTTACCGAGCGGGGACCTGAGATAGTCCAAGTAATCATAGATAGAGCTTTAAAAGGTGACGTGCATTGTCTTAAGATGTGTATGGATAGAATTGTACCTACTACTAAAGCTGTAGAGATAAACCATAGGAAGCATGATGGTGGTGTTGTAATTAATGTAGGCACTACAGAACAAATCGAGGAGCAAGCCAAGAAAATCAAACCAAAGCAGGTAAGAAGTAAATCTGAGGATACTGTAGTAGCTGAGGTATTAGATGAGCTTTCAGACTGATTTAAACTTTGGTGAACAAGGTGAGCTGTTTGTATTAGAAAAGCTACACTATAAATATCCTAAAGCATACAAAGTACAAGGCTACTATAAAGAGTGGGATTTGTTTATACCTGAAAAAGATTTAGGTATAGAAGTTAAAAGTGATAGAGCTACCCATAAAACTGGTAATGTAGTTATAGAGAATAAATATGGGGATGCGCCTTCAGGCATTGAAACAACTAAAGCTGCTTGGTGGGCATATATTACTAGGGATAATTTATATTGGATAACACCTGATAAAATTAAAGAATGTATAAAAGATAATAATCTAGAAGCTAGAGAATTTCCTCCTGTAAAAGGTGACTTTAAAAAGAAATCTTTATACTTAATAAAAGAAACCTTGTTTAAAAAATACGTAAAGCGTTCAGAGAAAATAAATGGCAGAAATTAATGTAGAGTTGCACCCTGCGCAACTAGAGATATTTAACTCAAATAAAAGATTTAAGATAGTAGCTGCTGGTAGAAGGTTTGGTAAGTCTAGATTAGCTGCTTGGATTCTTTTAATCAAAGCTCTACAATCAGAAAGTAAAGATGTGTTCTATGTAGGTCCTACTTTTCAGCAAGCTAAGGATATTATGTGGGGGATGCTAAAAGAATTAGGTGCTGATGTCATCAAAGATGCCTACGAGAATACAGCTAGGCTAACATTAATTAACGATAGAAAGATATATCTTAAGGGAAGTGACCGACCAGATACTCTAAGAGGCGTGGGACTTGCTTATGTCGTGCTTGACGAATATGCTTCTATGAAGCCTATTGTATGGGAGCAGATATTAAGACCAACTCTAGCGGATGTACGAGGAGAAGCACTCTTTATTGGTACACCTGCTGGTAAAAACCATTTCTATGACCTATATACAGAGGCACAAAAGGAAGAAGACTGGGAAGCTTTTCAATTTAACTCTACAGATAACCCTTATATAGCAGCAGATGAGATTGAAGCAGCAAAACGCTCAATGTCTTCTATGGCATTTAGGCAAGAATTTGAAGCAAGCTTTGAAACTTTCTCTGGTGGTATATTTAAAGAGGAATGGTTTCATACATCTAAAGAACCTGAAGAAGGAAACTATGTAATAGCTGTAGACCCTGCTGGATTTGAAGCTGTAGAAAAAGAAAGAGGGTTAAAAGGCTCTAAACTAGACGAAACATCTATAGCTATTGTAAAAATAGATAGAGATAAGTGGTGGGTTAAAGATATTCTACATGGAAGATGGGGTATTAAAGAAACTGCTAAGAAGATACTTAAAGCTGCGGATGTAAATGAAGCTACTACTGTAGGTATAGAAACAGGTTCTTTAAAGAATGCTATTATGCCTTACCTAGAAGATGAAATGCGTACAGAGAATAGGTTTGTACATATAGATGAGCTACGACATGGTGGTAAAAAGAAAACTGAGCGTATTACATGGTCTTTACAAGGTAGACTAGAACACGGTCAGATAAGCTTTAATGAAGATAGAGACTGGAAAGTCTTTATGTCACAGATGTTAGACTTTCCTAATCACCTAAGTCATGACGATTTACTGGATAGCCTAGCCTATATAGACCAAGTGTCTATAGCAGACTTCGCATACTCTATAGATATGGACGATGACTGGGAACCATACGATGAAATAGCAGGATATTAGATAATTTAACAGAAACCTCTACATGACTACCTAAAATGTGCTATACTCCACAGAATTACCTGCGTTAATGGAGATATTTCTATAAATGTTTGAAAATAAAGAAACAAAGTACCAAGCTTTAGCTGGATGGCTTAATCATAGGCTAGAAAGCTGGCGTACCCATAGAGATACTAACTATGTACAGAAGTGGGATGAGTATTACCGCCTATGGCGTGGTATCTGGCTACAAGAAGACAGAACACGCACCTCTGAAAAGTCTAGAATCATAGCTCCTGCGATGCAGCAAGCTATTGAGTCTGCTGTTGCGGAGTTAGAGGAAGCAACTTTTGGCAGGGGGAAGTGGTTCGACATACAAGATGACATGCTTGATGAAAATCCACAGGATGCGGAGTATGTAAGGAATTTATTACAAGAAGATTTAGAAAAGACTGGCTGTAAAGATGCTATATGTGAGGTATTTCTCAATAGTGCTATCTACGGTACTGGTATTGGAAAGATAATTGTAGAACAGTCTATTGAAAGAACACCTGCTGAAGTACCTGTAGAAGGTACGACCACTACTACTCGTCAGTTAGTAGAGTATCCCTCAATAGATGTTAGGGTAGAACCTATATCTCCTAAAGAGTTTCTCATGGACCCATCAGCTAACACTATTAATGAAGCATTAGGTGTAGCACATGAGGTAATCAAACCTCGTTATCATGTAGTTGAAGGTATTCTATCAGGCATATACAGAGATGTACCTCTTGATGGTAGTTACGATACAGTATCATTTGGTTATGACCCTGAGATGAAGCAAGCTGATGAGTCTGACTCAGTAAAGATTACAGAATACTGGGGTAAAGTACCTAAGAGGTTCCTTAAGCCTAGTAAAGATAAAGATGACTTTGAGTATTCAAAGAAAGACGAGCTAGTAGAAGCAGTTGTTACTATATGTAATGATGAGCATATACTTAGAGTAGAGCAAAACTTATTTATCATGGAGGATAGACCTTTTATATCCTACCAACATGACTTAGTACCAAACAAATTCTGGGGTAGAGGTGTTTCAGAGAAAGCATATAACGCACAAAAAGCATTAGATGCTGAGATGAGAGCTAGGATTGATTCACTAGCACTAACAACTACACCTATGATGGCTGCGGATGCCACACGCCTACCTAGAGGTGTTAAGTTTGAAGTCAGACCGGGTAAGACAGTACTGACTAATGGTAATCCTAGAGATGCTATTATGCCATTAGATATGGGAACAACAGACCCAAGTACATTTGACCAAGTATCTAGTTTACAGGCTATGATTCAAATGGGTACAGGCACATCTGATGGTGTAGCAGGTGATAGAGCTACAGCTAGTGGTATGTCTATGCAACAAAGTGCTGCTATTAAAAGACAAAAGCGCACTTTAATGAATTTCCAAAACACATTCCTTGTACCTTTAATCCAAAAATCAATGTGGAGAAAGATACAGTTTGATGTAGATAGATACCCAGTTAATGATTACAAGTTTATACCTTATTCAACTATGGGTATAATGGCTAAAGAATTAGAGATGACTCAGATGGTACAGATGTTACAATCTATACCTAAAGATTCTCCTGCTTTTGATGTAATCTTATTAGCTATGATGCAAAACTCTAGTATTCATAATCGTGACCAGATTGTACAAGCACTACAACAAGGTAGTCAACCTGATGGTGGACAGCAAGAGTTAGAAAATATAGGTAACGAGTTACAGATACAACAATTACAAGCTAATATTCAAAAGACACTAGCTGAAGCTGAAGAAGAAAAAGGTAAAGCTATACTACATCAAGCACAAGCAGCTATGTCTATGCCTAATGAAATAGACTTAGAAGAAAAGATTATTAAACTTCAAAAAGATGCTTTAGATTTAGATAAACTACAAGCTGATATAAGAAATCAACAATCTGAAACAGAAAGAAACATTCCAGAAATGGAACATCTTAAATCAGAAACTATATTAAATCTAGCTAAGGCTAGAGAAGCAGGTTCTAAAGCAGCAGTTAGTACACGAGTACAATGAAATCTGACGAACAGTTTTTAAAAGATAGATTAGCTATGTTTGAAACCGAAGGGTGGAAAGACTTAATGGCTGACATGAAAAGCACCGAAGAGAATGTAGTTGATATACGCACTCTTGAAAGTGAAAAAGACCTTTGGCATGCTAAGGGTCAGTTGCAAATTCTAAGACAATTGCAAAGTCTAGAAGATGCAACAAAACTAGCGGTAGAGCAATCCTCTTCATAAGGATTCTACCTTAATATAACTTCATAACCCAAATGGGCGGAGACCAAAATGAGTATAGTAGTAGATGAAACACCTTTAACAGATGTACAGGTAACAGAAAATCAAGAAGTAGAAGCGGTAGAAACTCAACAGGATTACGATATCCAAGAAGAAACACAAGTTGAGGTAACAGAACCAGAATCTACAATTCCTGAGAAGTATGCTGGAAAATCACTTGAAGAAGTTATTGAGATGCACCAAAATGCTGAAAGAATATTAGGCAAACAAGGTATGGAAGTTGGACATCAACGGAAATTAATTGATAGTTTAATGTCAACTCAACAACAAGTTACAGAAACTGCTACACCTACAGAAGAACCAGTACCCTTCGAGGACCAGTTCTATGCTGACCCTGCAAACGCAGTTAACTCAGCTATAGAAAAACATCCCGATGTAGTTAAGGCTAAAGAAACTAGAGCCATGCAAAATCAAGCGTTGAATCAAGCACAATTAGAATCTACGCACCCTGATTTTATGGAGATAGTGGAAAACCAAGACTTTCGTAACTGGGTTGGAGCAAGCAAGATACGACAAGAGTTATTCCGTACTGCTGATTCTTATGACTTTGAGTCTGCTAACGAGTTGTTTACAACATGGAAGCAAATTAACATGGCAAGTAAAACTGCTGATGTTAGAAAGAAAGAAAAAGTTAAAAGAGAAAAGGCATTACAAAAGACTAGTTCAGAAACACGCTCTTCAGGAGATGCTGTCGGTGGAAAAAAGATTTACCGTAGAGCTGATTTAATCAATCTACAGGTAACTGACCCTAACAGACATGCTGCACTAGCTGATGAAATTCAACTAGCGTATGCGGAAGGTAGGGTTAAATAATTTACTTATAATAGGAGAAGAAAATGGCGTTAGGTACTAACCAAGTCACGACTAGTGTCGCCAATAACTTCATTCCTGAACTATGGTCAGATGAAGTTATAGGTGCGTACAAGTCAAATCTAGTGGTTGCTAACTTAGTCACTAAACTTTCTCATAAAGGCAAAAAAGGAGACACTATATATATTCCTGTGCCGGCAAGAGGAAGTGCAAGTGCTAAAGCAGCAAACACTCAAGTAACATTATCAGCAGCTACTAATACGAAAGTAACAGTTAGCATTGATAAACATTACGAGTATTCAAAGTTAATTGAAGATATTGCAGAAGTTCAAGCACTAGCTTCAATGAGAAAGTTCTACACCGATGATGCTGGCTACGCGCTCGCGAAGCAAGTCGATACTGACCTTTTTGCTTTATCTGAGGGTCTACAAGGTGGAACAGTAGGTGGAACTGGAGCAGCTTCTTACGAGAACGCTGTAAAAGGTTCTGATGGAACAACTGCTTACACAGGTAACTCATCTAACGCAGCAGACATTACAGATGCAGGTATTCGTAGAATGCTTCTAACTCTTGATGATGCTGATGTACCGATGGATAATCGTGTAATGGTAATCCCACCAATCTGTGCTAATGACATGCTTGGAATCAACAGATTCACAGAGCAGCAGTTCATTGGTTCTGGTGAAGCTATTAAAACTGGTAAGATTGGACAGATTTATGGTGTAGATATCTTTATCTCATCTAATTGTCCTTCAGCTTCAGGTAACTCTGGTGCTGATAGAGTAGGTGTATTGATGCACAAAGATGCTCTAGTTCTTGCTGAGCAAGTTGGAGTTCGTTCACAAACACAATATAAACAAGAGTACCTTGGCGACTTGTTCACCTCTGATACTATTTATGGAGTTGCAGAACTTCGTAATGATGCTGGTGTTGCGTTTGTTGTACCGGGAACCTAGTAGTTAGTTAGGCGTAACCCTTTCTTAGGAGAGGGTTATTACAAACTAATTATGTCATCAACTAAATTAAGAAACGCTAAAAAAGAAAAAGCTATTAAGTATTTAGGTGGCTGTTGTTGGAAATGTGAAGGTGTATTTCATAGAGATGTTTACGATATACATCATATAGTTCCTTCTACTAAAACTTATGAATGGGATAAATTAAAAAAAAGAAAGTGGGAAACCATTAAAAAAGAATTAGATATATGTGTTTTACTTTGTTCTAATTGTCACAGATTAGCGCATAAAGAGATGAGGGAACATGCCATTTTATGAATACGAATGTAATAACGAACATGTTTTTGATGAAATGTGTTCTATTAAAGACAGATTAGAAAAGAAAGAATGTCCTAAGTGTGGACAAAAAGGAAACTTTAGAATAAGCGTTAGAGGCACACAGCCTCACTTTGGTAATGCTGATACTAAATTTAATATGAGAGAGCGTAAAAGAACTAGACAAAAGGATTTTAATGGACATATTTGAAGATACTTGCGACCATGACTCTGTTGAAAACTTAGAGTTAGAACGCTTTAAAGTTAGATTAAGAGAAATCTGGTCAAGGTTTCTTGATGAATGCTATGATAAATATCCAGATGCAGATATGGATTTAGAACATTACAAAGAACATAATGCTCTAAAGTTTGCTGATGAACCTGAACAAGAAAGTGAATTAGATAACTTATTAGCAATGTTAGACGAGCTAATGGATTCTGGAGAAGAGCTAGAAGAGGTTAAGTCAGAAGGTAAAGCACCTACATATGGAAGTAGCTCACTTAAATCAAATAAAGAACAAGGTAAAAAAGAAGCAGGCGTATATGAATTTAAACACACAACTACAAAAACTCCGGGAGATAGTCGTTCTGGAGGTAAGGGTGGCTCGTATGAGGGTACGCCATCAGGTTCAATTTCTAAAAGAAAAGATTCAAGAGTTATTAGAAGCTTTTCACCAATGGCTCAAAGCCTTAAAGAAGAGTTAATAGCTTTATCTGAAAGACAAGCTATAGGTAAGCGTAGGCAGTTGTTTAGATAATGAAAAAAGTCCATTGGAAAAAACAAAAATCTATTGGGATGTACCTTAATAGAAGACAATGGGAAAGAGAGTTTGACCCAACACAGTCAACACCTAGAGAAATAGAAATAGAACAGGGTGGGTATTTTATTACAACTGAATCTTCTAATCCTGCTACACCTAATTATATTATTACGGAGAATATAAGCTAATGGCAACAACTAAAATATCAGCTTTAGCAGCTTTAACAACTACAGATGGTGCTGAAGAACTACTCATTAATGATGGAGGCACATCTAAAAAAGTAACCATTGATAATGTACTTCACGATAATTCAATAAGAGCAGAACACTATGTAGATGGAAGTATTGCTACTGCTCACATTGCAGACAATGCTATTACTTCAGCCAAGCTAGGAGTAGATGTTATTGTTGCAGAAGATATTGCAAACAATGCTATTACCGTAGCTGAACTTGCAG